TATTTGTCAAGCTATCAAAATCATTATATTAAGTTAATTCATTATGTATTGTATATATATCTATACTGTATTGGTTAGGGTAGGGTAGGGGGTAAGGACGTCATAGCATGATAGTAGGGAACCCCCCAAAAAACCATCATACCCAACAAAATACCCAATCATACTTGACAACTAAGGTATAAAGTGATATAACTATATAGTATCAAGTAGGGGCAAAAGGGCAGTAACTTGACAGCAGTTTAATCGTATGCTATAATAGCAATATGGAAAAAATAACCAGAATGAAATATGCTCTGGCGAAGCAATCTTTATATTTTTTTGTAAAAAAGATTCTTGGAGCAAACCTAGGTGAGAAGCAGAAGATGACTGATAAGCCTCATTTGGAGTTATGTAAGTTTGTACAGAGCGAGGACCAGAAGAAGCTGATATTGATGCCTAGAGGTTCTTTGAAATCATCTGTGGTGACAATAGGGTATACATTACATTCTTTAATTAATGACCCAGATATTCGTATATTGATAGCTTCTGAGAAATTGACTAATGCTAAGAAGTTCTTATCTAGTGTTAAAAATCATATTTTATATAATTCTGAGTTTAAGGAGCTGTTTGGTGAATTAGATGCCAAGGACAAACGAGAGGGTGTCTGGAATCAAGAGGAAATCACTATAGCTACCAGGACACGCAAGGAGCTGAAAGAGCCGACTGTATCTACAGCTGGTGTTGGAGTGCCTAAGGTGGGTATGCATTATGACTTGATTATCGTAGATGACCCTGTTTCTAATATTAACATTGGAACAAAGGACCAGATAGATAAGGTTATTGATTGGTATAGGTCAATGTTGTCTATTTTGGAGCCAGACGGACAGATGATAATTATTGGTACACGTTGGGATTTTGATGACCTGTATGGCTGGATTTTAGATAATAAGGAGATTCGTGCCCAGTATTCAATTATGAAGCGAAAGGCTATTGAGGATGGTAAGTTGCTAGTTCCTAAGATACTTAGCCAAGATAAATTGGATGAACTGAAGACTGAGCAGGGACCTCACTTATTCTCCTGTACACCAGCTGAAACTCCTATTTTAATGAATGATTGGACTGAAAAACCAATATCTGAAGTTAAGGTTGGTGATGAGATTATGGGATTTACTAGGGGGGATAGTAAGAGTAATGGTAAATTGGTTAAAACAATAGTTAAAGACACTTTTAAGAAAAGAGATACTGTTTTGACATTAGATATGGATAATGGTGATGAGGTAAAATGTACCAAAGACCATAAATGGTATACTGCTAGAAAAGACAAAACACACCGATTATATGCTGAACCCAATGTAGGGCGTAGATTAATGAAAGTCGCACCATATAAATCTTTGAAAAATATTGAAGACTTAGAATTATGGAATTATTTAGGGGGAATGTTTGATGGAGATGGTAGTGCTAAGGGTGGAGCAGTATTAAGTTTTTCTCAGAATGTAAAGGCTCATCCTAAAGTGTGGAAGAAAATTGAAAATACTGTTAAAAAACTTGGTTTGTCTTATTCAACCGATATTCGTGATGACGGTAAAGGACTATTGTGGATTAATAAATATTTTGATGCTTGTTTGAAATTAATTCGTGAAGTAGGTGTAGCTAAAAAAGATGATATTGCTAAGCGTTTAAGGCTTTCTCGATTTATCAAAGAAAGACCAAAAATTGTTGAGATTAAAAAACCTGGCTTTACTGAAGCAGTATATGCGTTAGAAACTGGTACAGGCAATTATATTGCTTGGGGATATGCTTCCTCAAACTCCCAGTACATGAATGAGCCAGTATCGCCAGATGAGGCGACTTTCCGTAAGAAGTGGTTTAAGTACTATGAACCTGATGATTTGAATGATAGAGGTATGTCTGTCTATACTATGGTAGACCCTGCTATCTCTGAGGATGGTGATTATACTGCTATTGTGACTGTAGGTATAGATAAGAACGGTAATATATTCGTACTAGATGTGACGTTTTTCAAGAAAAGCGTGCCATCAGAAATTATTTATGAGATATTCAAAGTTTTAGACTTATATAAACCGAAGTTGGTAGGTGTTGAACAAGTAGGATTCCAGAAGACTCTTCAAGCTGAGATTGAACTAAAGATGCAAGAAGATGGTAAACACTATAATTTTCAGGAATTGAAGCCAGGTAGGCGTTCTAAGGAAGAAAGAATCATGGGATTGCAACCTTTCTACGCAGCTGGTAGAGTATATCATAAGAAGGGTAACGAAGGGACAGCTGAGCTAGAATATCAATTAACTCACTTCCCTAGAGCTAAAGATGACGTTATTGATGCGTTGGCATATATTAACGATATAGCTCCACCCAGAATTAAGAAAGCACGTAAAACCTCAATACCCCAAGTCCTATTAGAGCCAACTTCAGAAATAACTGGTTACTAACATGAGAAGAATGCCGACAAAAAAAGACCCTTATAAGGGAATGTCAAAGAAACAAATTAATTTTGTTGATAAGTATTTGGAATGCAGAGATAGCTCTAAAGCTGCTCTGTTTGCTTTTGATACATCAGAAGCTAATGCTAGCAGAGTAGGGTATAACTACATGCAACGTGATAAGATTAAGCTATCCTTGAAATATATCTTAGAAGGTAAGATTTCTAAGAACAGAGCAAGGATTGTTTTAGAAGATGGATTAAAAGCTACCTATACTAATAAGGATGGTGCAAAGATTCCAGATTATAATGCTCGTTTAGGTTACTTAAAGGAATACTATAAACTAATGGGAATGTATAAACCTGAGAAAAAAGACATTAAGAAAGTAGTAATAGATGAGAAAAAGGCACTAGAAGAATTAGAAGAATACGCTAATAAAGAATAATGAAACAACAAGAGTACGAAAAAGTATTAGAAACCTACAGCAAGGGAAAAGACTCTCTAGCAGAGTATAAACCATCTGAAGAAGAGATGGCAGTTACCAGAGCAGTCTATCAGAGATATAATGATATGAGAGGTTATCGCCAAGGTGGTGGTAATGCTCCGACTAATTTTGAGTCTGACTGGGATGACTATGAGAAACAGCATATGGGTAAACAGCCAGCTCGTAAAAAAGGAGATTGGCGTTCTAAGATTGTTGTTCCTATTACTGCCTCATTAGTTGATTCAGTTATGACAGAAGCTATTAATCAGGAATTTATACCGAACTACAAGCCTGCAGAAGAAGAAGATGAGCCTAAAGCAGTTCTATTAAAATACATTGTACTCCATAACCAGAACAAGGGTGATTTTGACATGGAATATCAGAAGTCTGAAATGGACTCTTGTATCTTTGGTACTGGAATAATGCAGGAATACTACAGGTCAGATAGAAGAAGACTAAAAGACCTAGTAGAATTTGACCCAGTTGATGGTGTCGAGAAATATGAAGAATACGAGCAAACTGATTTTGACGATACTTATTCAGAACACGTCAATCTAAGAGATTTCTACGTTGATGAGTCTTCTGACGATTTCGTTGGGGCAAAAGCTGCCAGAGATTGTGTTAGAAGATATATCATTTCAACAAACACATTTCAGAGATTATATGGAAAATATGAAAACTCAGAATACGTTGTTTCTGGTGGTGATACAAATAGATATGAGTTCTATACTGCACCACAAGGAATAAGAAAAGATGAAGTAGAAGTTCTATGGTACTATAATAGAGAAGAAGACCAATTAATAATTGTTTGCAATGATGTTTTGTTAAGAAACGGTCCTTTGCCTTATGACCATAAAGAACTACCATTTGTAAGATTACCATTTAAGCTAAGACCTAATTGCTTCTATGGACAAGGCATACCTGAAACAATAGAATCCTTACAAGAAGAAATAAATACTATCAGAAGGATGCGACTAGATAATGAGCATATGTCTATTCATAAGATGTTCTTGGTTGGTCCACAGGCAGATATCAGTGAAGAGGACTTAGTACCACGACCACATGGTTTGATAGAAATAGGTGGTGACCCAACCCAATTCAAGCCATTAGAATACTCAGGAACAAAACAATCAGCTTATCAAGAAGAAGATAGATTAAAAGAAGATGTTACTATTGTTAGTGGTATTGACCTTAGGACTGATTTGAAGTCTGACGTTTCTGCTACTGCTGAAGCTGTATTAACAGAAAAGATGTTAAAGAAGGTTAGAAAGCATTTCTCTTTAATACGTAAAGGTGGCTTGAAGCGATTATTTATGCTTAAAGCACAAGTAATCCAACAGTATTACTCTGAGCCACAACTTAATAGAATTGCCCCAGCTGACCTAACTGATAAGTACAAGCAGTCATTAAAGGACGAGAACAGATATATGGAATTCGAAGGTGAACCCTATGAGCAAGTATATCGTAGTGTTCGTGTTGATGGTAAAAAGCTTGAAGAAAAGAGAATTGAAGGTAAAAGAAAACTTATTGATAAAGAAATCAAAGGACATAGTTTTTTCCAGATTGAACCTGAAATGGTCCGAGCTAATGTAGATGTAGAAATAGGTGTAGAATCACTACCTATATCTAAGGCAGCTGACCAACAACGATGGGATTTACTATATGATAGAGCAGTACAAAACCCAACCATAGATGTTGAGAAACTAACAGCTAAGTGGTTGAAAGCTCATGAGATTAATCCAGAAGATATACAGCAAGGTGCACAAACAAGAGCTAAGAACCTAGAAGAAGCTAAAGAAGAAACTGCTGCTATATAAGAGGAGAAGAAGTCCCACCTAATGAGGCACCAACTCCAGAGCATATTAACAAACATGCTGAGTTGCGAAAGGGAGCAATCAACCACAATGAAATCCAAGAGGGTGATAAGATAGATGTACTCCTAGCACAACATATAGAAGAAGAAGCACAAATATTACAAGGACAACAAGAAGAGTTGCAACAAGCTATGCAAGCCATGCAAGGTGGCGGTGGTGAAGGAGCACCAGGTGGTGAAGGAGCAGTCGCACCAGGTCAAGCAGCTATGACTGGTGGTGATAGAGCACCTGGCAACATTCCTGGAACACCAGCACCTCAAACTGGTCCAATAGTTAATCAAGAAAGACAAGCATGAAAATAGTTATTGAAAATGACGATTCAGAAGAAACTAAGGATAATCCTGAAAACCCTGTTTATGTAGAAAGAGATAGAGAAAAGAGGGATACTGCTTGGGAAAACGTCAGAGATTTGACAAAAGCAGCAAGTAAGGCTTATATAGATGGTAAGACCCCTATGTCAGAAAGCATTTTCAATATGATGGGAGTATTAAAGGATAAATATAGAGAAGCATTAGAAATAGAAAATAATTCTTCCGAGCATCGAGATGTAATCAAAGAAGATTTAGAATCTCGCAGAGAAGAAGAAAGGGAAAAAAATGAAGTATACTGAACCAACTAAAAGTGAAAAGGAAAAAGAAGCAGCCTTAGTAGAAGTAGCAAAGAGTCAATTCTCTGAACATTCTCAAGAGGCTATAAAAGAGTTAGCTCAATCATCAACATTCAAAGATTTTGTTAACATGATTGATAATGAGATACAAAGAGCTTCTTATATCATCTTTGCATCTAAGGGTAGCACTGAAGAGATTATGCAACAGTTGTGGTATACCAAAGGAAAGATTGCGACATTGATACTTATAAAGAATCAAATAAAAAGAGTAAGTAAAAAATAATATATATGGGGATAATCCTTAAAAAGACCCCCTCAAAGGAGAAAAATGGTAGAAGAAGACCCCAAAAAGGGACAATCTGACGATGCTAAGTCCCCCTCAGAAGAGGATAAGGACACAAAGGCAAATCCAAAAGAACCTAAGGAAAAGCCTAAGAAAGAGCCTGAAGAGCAAAAAACTGAAGAATCCAAAGAGGAATCTGAGGAGTCTGAAGTTTCAGAAGCTGACATATCTAAAGCGAAAGAGAAACTTGGTAAGTTTAAAACTCCAGAAGCTCAAGACAAAAGCTATAGTGAGGCTGAGAAAAAAATTACTCAGCAAGCAGAGGAGATTAAACAACTTAAAGAATCCAAAGAAGAAAAAGGAGAAGGTGATGATGCAAAACCTGAGCCAAAAACTGAAGACGATGAAAGAGTCGCTAGGTTGGAAGCAAGGTTAGACCATTATGACAAATCTAACTTCGATGGTGATGTTAATGAGTTTCTTGATAGTCACCCTGATGTAGCCAAAGATGAGGACGTTCAGAAAACAATGGAACCCCACATCCAAGTCTACAGAGAAAGTGGCTATTCTATGGCTGATTCAATGAGCTTTGCACATAAGATAGTGCGAGGTCAAGAAGAAGCCGAAATTAAAGGTGCAGCCAAAGTTCAGAAAGGTAACAAAGGTTCATTCCCTTCAAGCACTTCAAGAGATTTAAACCCTAAAAAGGTTGAACTCAGCGATGACCAACTGAAAGTCGCTGAAAACATGGGTTTAACTCCTGAACAGTATGCTGAGGGAATAGAAGAGTAAAAATAAATAACCAGGAGAAAATTATGGCAGGTTTCACATATCGGAAACACCTCCTGGGTGGGCGTCAATCGCCTGGCATGCTCACCAGAGCCATCACAGGCTCAGCAACTGTCACAAAAGGAGATGCTGTTAAAATAACTAGCGGTTTCCTTTCCCCTTGTGACGATGGTGACGCAGTTTTAGGAATAGTAGTTGGTTTAGTCGACAAAGACGGAATCGACCTACAGAATACTTCTTATTCTTTAGATGGTACTTATACAGAAGGTGGCGTAGGTGTAGAAACTTATGTTGCAGCTTCTGATAATACCACCGTAATGAAGGTATCTGCTCAACTTATCATTGACAAGATGGCATTGTTTTATAACGATGCTGCTGGTGCAATGACTGAAGCAGAAGTAGGAACATTCTTCGACTTAACCGATGAAGACCAAATCAAAGACCAATCAGGTTCAGCAACAGTAGGGCAATTCCAACTTTTTGAAGTTGACCCTGACAAAGAATCTGATATGTCTGAAGGTCTATTCCGAATAGCTGAGTCAGACCTTGACCCATACGCTCAAGCATAAGGAGTTTTATGGCACAACGTTCTGCATTTGGAGATTTACTTGAACCAGGATTTAGAAAAATCTTTTTTCAACGCTACAAAGTTCTCCCAGAACAGTACACCCAGGTGTTCAATATTTTTACCTCCGACAAACAAGACGAGAAACTATCTTCAATTAGTGGCTTAGGTCAATTTGAAGAAGTAACTGAAGGTGGAACATATCCTTACGAAGACCCTGTCCAAGGGTTTGACGTAGCATATTCCCACAAAGCCTACAAAAAAGGTTTTAAAGTTACTGAGGAACTGTACGAAGATGACCAGTATAATACTATCAACAAACTTCCTGGACACCTAGCTGTGTCTGGTCGAAGAACTGTTGAAACTGTTTGTGCTGACGTTTTCAATAACCATACTACCGCTGGCGGTGGTGGTTTAGCAGAGTTTACCTCTGGTGATGCTTTAGCTTTAGCTTCCAATTCACACACACGTGCTGATGGTGGAGCTGTACAGGATAACTACTTTACTGACGATTTAGATGAAGACTCAATTGAGGCTGCACAAATCGCCATGAGAAGTACTTTGGATGATAAGGGACAAAAACTTATGATGCAACCAGATACTTTAGTTATCCCTAAAGAGCTAGAAAAAGAAGCAATGATTCTTGTCAAATCTAGTGGTAGAGTTGGTACAGCTAATAACGATGTAAATGTATATCAAGGTGCTTACAAGATTATTGTTCTTGATTACCTAACAAGTTCCACAGCATGGTGGATGGTAGATTCAGGACAACATTCATTATCCTTCTACTGGAGGATTAAGCCTACCTTTGAACAAGATACAGCACAAGATACTGGCGAAGCCCTTTACAAGTCTAGATTTCGATGTTCGGTTGGTTTTGATGATTGGCGAGGTGTTTTCTGTTCCGCAGGAGATAATAGTTAATCTCTACACAATTTAGGATAGGAGTATGGCTTTTATACAGACGAATAAACTGTTTAGCCTAAATGGTTGCCAACCTACTCCTATCATCTGGCACTACTGTTACAGAGGTACAATACAAAGATAATAATTAACATGCAAAATTTCAACAGAGCTACTTGGGGTGTTGATAATGTGACTTCCTTAAAATCACTTTTCAAGGTAAGTTTTGGTTGGACAAAAGTTAAAGAAATAGCAGCCGCATCCAATGCTGCAGTTCACGCTGCAATCACTGGTTCGTCTTCTGTTGTCACCACTACAACAACAACTTTCACTAATCCAGACCATCCTAGGGTCCTAAAGCTATTACCTGCTGGTACTACAGCAGATGTTGCAGCTGGTGTCTACACAATTACTGGTACTAACGTTGAAGGTAAAACAATTACAGACAAGATTTATCTAGCAGCTAATGCTAGTACTGCTGTAGAAGGTTCGAAGGTATTTAAGACAGTTACTCAAATAGCAATACCAATACAGGATGGTGCAGCCGCAACATTCTCAATTGGCGTAACAGATAAAATCGGTCTTTATCACCGTTTGTATAGTAATAACCATACAACTGTGAAAGAAGTTACCGATTATGATACTTCTAGCGTTACTCTAAGTGCTACCGCACCTACAGTCAATGCAAATGAAGTTTCAATTGAGTACAACTATGTAACACCAGTTACTACTCCAGATGGTTCTACACCGTTTGTTTTCGCATACGTGTATGACCAATGGAACTTAAATGTTGGAGTTAACCAAACATGGTCAACTTCTACTTCCTCTTCAACCTCCACTTCTTCAACTTCAAGTTCTACTAGTTCAACTTCTTCGTCTAGTACGTCAAGTTCTACTAGTTCTACTTCTAGTTCAACTTCTAGCACATCTTCCTCAACTACAAGTACATCTACAACAACTACACCTTAAAGTAACAAATAGGGTAGGGGGTGGTGTAGCCTCCTACTATCCCTATAACAAAATAAAATGACAGTTAACTCAACTACATACAACTCTAACCAACATTATTTCTCTGATACCTTTAGTGGGGAATATGATACTCCTGCCAACCAGGTAGCTGTATTAACTCCTTCTTCTGGTAAAAGATTGGTTATATTGAGTGCATATTGTATTACAGAAGCAACGTCAGGTATAATTGACCTAAGGTTTGAAACCACAGGTGATACTGTTGGTAAATGGTATCCTCTAGCTGGTAAAACAACTTACAAGGTTGGACCAATAAAGATTACAGGAGCGAATGATGAGGCTCTATCTCTGACATCTTCTACTACAGCTGGTGATAATTACCTTCTTTTAGTCAACTATAGAGAGGAATAAATTATGAAAAGTAGCACACAAATACGAAATGAACATAGTTTCACTAATACTTATAGTAATGAATTTGATAACCCAGTAGATGAGTTAGCAATCATTACTCCTTCCTCTGGTAAGAGGCTAGTAATTTTAGGTGTAGAATGTGTTACTGAAGCTACCAGTGGAACAATGGATTTACGGTTTGAAACTAGCGGTAACATTGTTGCTAAACTATATCCTCTAGCTGGAAAGACATCTTATAAGGTTATCCCTTTGAAAATAACAGGGGCAAATGACGAACCTTTATCATTGACATCTACTACTCCAGTAGGTGATATTTATGGTGGAGGAAACAACTATACAATAAACGTCAACTATAGGGAGGAATAATGGAAGGCTTTATAGACTACTCTCAACGCATTTTAGGCAAGACTAGCAAGACTGGGGGCAGACAAGGTGCTATGGCTGTGGTACAATTGGGTGGTAAGAAATATGACTCTGCTAAGTTCGAGATTCCGACTGGCACAACCAACTATGATTTGAAGACTGACACTAGCACCTATAAGAGTAATGGCAACGTTTTCAACAACATCGACAAATCGTATTTTACAGAAGTTAGAACAGACCAGGACATCACAATTAGATTCAATGAAACTACAAATGACCCTTACGAGCTATCTTCAGATGAATCAGTTGTTGATAACCCTAATATAGAAGTAACAAACATATATATAACTAATAGCAGCGGTTTAACCGCAACAGTAAAAATCAGATTAAATTAAAATTATGAAATTTAGTATTATTTTGCCAACCTGGAACAGACCAGAGAGAGGTGTTAGAGCTATCAAAAGTGTTATTAATCAGCATTATCAGGATTGGGAACTTATAGTTGTTAATGATGCCAGTACTGATGAAACGCCAAAAGTGTTAGATGAGATTAGTAAGACAGACAAACGCATTAAAATTATTCACAACAAAGAAAATAAGCAGCGAGCCATATCTCGTAATATAGGAATGGCTGAGGCTAAGGGTGAATGGATATGTTGGCTTGATTCAGATGATAGATATATGGCAGAATACCTAAAAGCTTGTGATAGGATGATAAAAAGACATCCTAAATATGAAATATTTAACTTCCAACATTATATTATTCAACCACTAGAAACTTATTTGAAACCATTATTTAAGCCAAAACGAAAAAAGGTAGGACATGTATGGTTTGGTGCTGGAGGAGTAGGTACTGGTTCATTTATCTTCAAGCGAGAATTGCTAGATGACCCAGATATGTGGATACCAAACGAAATGAGTCCATATAAATTCGCTTCTGAATCTAAGATACCAGTTAGAAGACCTGAACCAGAAGCACAAGGAGCATTTCAAGATGGTAAGCTAAGAATTGGATTATCACTTGGAAATCCATATGGAGATGATTTTTGCCAGTTCTACTATTTAACACGTAAACATCATAGTAAGGCTGTACCAATGGGTTTATACCTGGTATATCCTAGAACAAGTGAGGAAGAATATAAAGGTAAAATATAATTATGAAAACTCTTATTATTGGAATGGGGCAAATTGGAAAAGCGTTATTAGAGATAGTTGAACCACATCACGATGTTCTAATCAGGGATGAGAAACCAGTAGCAATCAAAGAAACATTTGATATCCTAAATATCTGTTATCCTTATTCTGATAAATTTGTTGCTATTACCAAAAAATACATTAAAGAGTATAAGCCCGAAGTAACAATTGTTCATTCTACTGTTCAGGTTGGGACTTGCAGAAAGATAGGCAAAGAAGTAGTACATGCACCACTAGAGGGAAAGCATCCAAATCTAGTACCAGCTATGAAAGAGTGGAGAAGATGGGTTGGTGGACATGACCCTAAATCAGTAGCATTAGCAGAGAAATTCTTTAGAGAGTGTGATAACAGAGTATATTCAGTTGATGATTCTATTACTACTGAAGCGTTGAAATTGAATAGTACTACTAAGTATCTTTGGAGTATAGCTTGGGCAGAATTTGAAGGACAGTTATGTAAACGATTAAAAATAGACCATAGGCATTTTCAGCAATATGATATAGATTATAATATTTTGTATTCTAAGCTGGGCGAACCACAGTTTAAGAAATATGTGCTTAATCCACCTGAGAGTAGGAAGATAGGAGGTCATTGTCTTATTTCAAATAAAGATTTGTTAAAAGAGGTTTTACCTCATAAGTTTATAAAACTATTAGATGTCTATGAACAAAAAGAAGATTGAAAAAATTGACATTAGTTTAGTCACCTGGAACCGACCAGACATTACTAAGAAATGTATTGAGGCTATTGAGAAGTCAACAATACATCCTTATAGATTAATTGTGATTGATAATGGTAGTAAACAAGAAACAAGAGATTTACTCTGGAATCTATATACAGAGAAAAAAATAGATTTGCTTGTATTGCTTGAGAAGAATTATGGTTTAGAATATGCTAAGAATGTGGGATTGAGTTACGTTAAGAGTAAGTATCACATTTCAACAGATAATGACCTGATTCCTCAAGTTGGTTGGCTAGGTAGATTAATAGATTTAATGAACAAGAACCCAAAGTATGCTGCTATTGCTTGTAGAACACAGGTAATGATAGGAACAGGCAATATATATGATAAGAAGGAAAAGCAAGATATAGTTGAGTTTCCTCATCCTGGTGGCAGTTTAAGGATAATGAGAACAGATTTTGTTAAAGCGGCAGGTGGCTGGAGAGATGACGAACCATTAAGGGGTTCTGAAGAAAAGCACATTTGTAGCAAGTTGCATGAAATGGGATATAAGACAGGATTTGCAGTTAAGGTTAAGTGTTATCATATGTTTGGTAAAGATGAGAATTGGGGTTATGGCAAGTTGAAACCAGAGAAACATGGGCATACACCAGTTTGGCATCCAGCTATACAGGGTGGAGATAACGAAGAAGATATGAATAAATGGTTGAATGAGAAAATTTGATTTAAAGACAATTCATATTGCTAATCTAGAAATCCCAGATTATAAATTAGGCAAAAAGAATAATGGGTATTGGAGTTTCGTTGTTAGGAATAGTATTTTAAAGAAACTATATAAGCGTGATAATCTTTGTTTGAAGATATTTAGGCATGCATGTGAGGGTGATGTAAGAGATTATATGTGGGGTGGACCAAAACAGAATAAATCCCAATTAGTAGAATCAATCGTTGTACAAAATATCTTCCACAATGAAGGTCTTGCACCACGCATATATGATATTGTTAAGATAACTTCTGATAAACTTCCATTCGTTCACATTGGCGTTGTTAGCGAATATGTCAATGGTAAGAGTCAGGCTATAAGCGGTGAATTTCAAGATAAGATAAGAGCAGTTGCAGCTAAACATGATATATATCTTAGTAATGATTGGAATGATGAGAATTTGATTAATGAGCAATATGTTGACTTCCAAGGCATTAAGTTTAATAATAAGACTAGATATGAAAAGAATCTTGAACAAAAAGTGCATGAAGTAGCATTCTGGGGACCAGATTCAAGTTATCAAACAATTGGAGATATACTTGGTAGACGAGATACAAAATATAGAATAAAGCATTATGGATTAGATAAGTATAATTTTAAGGGTAAGACAGTATTAGATATAGGGTGTTCTGGTGGAGTGTTTTGTCATTATGCATTAATGAAAGATGCCCAGAGAGTTGTTGGAATAGATACTCCAGCAATTGCAGACGTAGCCAGAGAATTAGCGAATTACCTCGGTTATTGGAATATAGACTTTTATGGAATGGATTTAGGTAGTGCTAGGTATAAGAATATTGTAAAAGAAACTGGTATTGAGAATTATGATTTAGTGATGTATTTGGCGATGGGTTTTCACATAGGTTATCCAGAGTATGTTAACAAGTTAGCAAAGAAGGATATTCTATTTGAGGGCAATCAAAGACCATCTGATGACTTATGTATAAAGAATATTAAAAAAGAGTTTAAAGTAAAATTTATGTCTAACACTGAGGACTTATTGGATAGACCAGCATTGTGGGGTACAAGATGAAACATAAAGAAGAAAAGTACAAGCATTGGCAAGGATGGTTTGATAGTCACGATGGTTACATGATAAGTGATAGATATAATGAGTATTATAACGTTAGAAGAATAATCATAGCTAACATTAATAGTAAGTCTTCCTTATTAGATGTTGGTTGTGCGTCTGGTGGTACATACAAGCATATTAAAGACTATTCCAAAAAACAGATTCAGTATAAGGGTGTTGATTATTGTGAGAAGTTTATTGAATCTAATAAGGAGCGGTTTCCTGCTGTTGAATGGGAAGTACAAGATGCCAGGAACTTACAAGAAGAAGATGGTAGTTATGATACAGTATTGTTGTATGATGTGATTGACAGTGATGATGATTGGAAGAATTCGTTAGATGAGGCTATTAGAGTAGCTAAAGAGAAGGTTATCCTGGTAATGTGGTCAGATAAGCAAATGGATGACAAGAAAAAGTATCTAGCCAAGAAAGCCTCTATTAGACAGTTTGATAGTGAAGATGGCATGAATTATCATTATTTCATAATTGCTAAACTATGATATTTGACTTTGATGATTTCTCACAGACACATGACTGTAGAGATAAATTAGAAGAATTGAAAAGTATTAATCCAGATTTTAAGGTATCATTATTCACAGTACCTGGAGATACTACCCTAGAGATGCTTAAATGGGCAAATAATGACTGGGTAGAGCTAGTACCTCATGGTTGGCTTCATGAAAGTAACTATGAATGTGAAAAGTGGTCATATAAACATTGTAAGAGATACCTATATGAAGTTATTAAGTATGATATCTTCGTAGATGGTTTCAAAGCACCAGGTTGGCAGATTTCAAATGAATGCTATCAAGCATTAATAGATTATGATTTCTGGGTAGCCGACCAAGATTACAATGATGATAGAAGACCAGAGAGATTACCAGTTTATAAGGTGGGAGAAGATTCTTATCATGGTCATACTTGGGACTGTGGATGTAACAATGGGATTTACGAAGATTGGAATAATATATCTAAATTAGTTAAAAATGCCAAAGAGTTTAAATTCATTAGCGAAGTCGTACAAAATACTGTTTCTAGGTAATTTTTGGCGTAGCTGGGATAACTCAATTATATGCCAGACCCAGATGAGTGGCATGTTAAATTAGCTGGAGAAGTAGATTTATTCTTGAGTAAAGAGCTAGAACATCAAATTATGAGGAGTTATTATGAAAAGATTTTGTAAAGATTGTGGTCAAACAACTGATTGGTTATTGTTATCTAAGAATTCTGGTAGTGGTATAGGTGCCAAACAGTTGAGATGGAAAGAATGCCAGACCTGTGGCACAAAAGAAGATGAACGGATTACTGTTAATGAAGTGGATAAAAACTGGGGGAATAAGACAAAGTTTACTGTATCTAAACAGTTAAAATGAAGATAGCTGTATTTGACCCATATGGATATAAGTTCTCAAAACCTTTAATAGACCATTGGAAGAGAAGTGGTCACCAGGTAAAGATGACTTTATATTATGACCCTAAGATGGTTAAGTGGGCAGATATCACATATTTTGAAACAGTTGATAACAACCTTCATACGTTTTGTAGAGATTGTGATGAAGGATTAGAACACAATAGTAAAATTATAGCAAGATTAATTGATATAGAAGCTTGGGTTGGACATCATAATGGAGTTAAGTGGGAATACGTAGATGATGTGGTGTTTATTGCCAAGCATATCATGGAAAAGGTATTAGATGACTTGCGAGAACTTGAGTGTAGAGCACATATTATTCCTTGTGGTGTTGATGCTGATAAGTTTAGTTTTAACCCTAGGCGGAGGTCTAAAAAGATAGCTTGGGTAGGTGAGAGATGGCATGGTAAGAATCCTGACTTGGCAATCATGATATTACGTGAGTTGCTAAAGGATGACAAAGACTGGCGTATGTATATGCTAGGCGGTGCAAATCTTGAGTCCTGGTATGATAAATATCTAAAACAGTTAATGCTACCATGTCAGGAGAATCTTATTGTATCAGAGGTAGTTCAAGATATTGATAGTTGGTATAACAAAAGCTCTTACCATCTGTTAACAAGTAAAAAAGAAGCTTTTTCATATGTTACTGCTGAGGCAATGTGCAAAGGATTAAAGCCAGTTATTCACAACTTTTATGGTGCAGAAGATATATGGGCAAAGAAATATATTTTTAATACTCCTTCGGAGGCAATTCAAATGCTTACTACAAATCACAATCCGAATGAGTACCGAGAATATATAATGGAAAAGTATCCATTAAGTAAAATGCTACAATCATTTGATAAGTTATTATGATGGAAGAAAGTAAAAAAAAACTTTGAGTAACTATTCTGGAAAGAATAGTACTTTTACAACTGTACCTAAACAAAATGTAGAAGACAGAATTGAAGTAGAAATAGGTGATATTAAGCAACCTGGTTTCTATCCTCAACTGAAAATCAAGCGTTGGGATAACGAAGTTAATGCTTCATTCAGACTGTTATCAGATAGAAAAGACCAAGTATTCTCTAAGAAGGATAATAAAATAAAATGGTCTTCTGGTAAGGTAGAAACTCATTTCTATGAATTAGATGAAGCCTCTGAATTTGAAGTTATACTTAAAGAGAAGCCAACTAGCAATAAGATTCAATTCTCAATAGAATCCAAGAACCTTGAGTTTAACTATCAACCAGAATTGACAAAGGAAGAAAAAGAAGCTGGTTCTGTTAGACCAGACAATGTAGTGGGTTCATATGCTGTTTATTATAAAGATTGCCCTACTAATTATGTTGGTGGCAAAGAATACAAAGTTGGTAAGGCTTTCCATATTTACAGACCGAGAATAGAAGATTCTGCTGGTAAGTGGGTATGGGGAGAGTTGGACATATCTAATGGCTTAATGACAGTTACGATTCCACAGAAGTTTCTAAATAAAGCAGTTTATCCTATTAAGCATGCCGCTGGAGCAACCTTTGGGTATGAATCTGAAGGGGCAAGTGGCTATGCTGGTAATGCCAATATGGCACAGGGATATAGGTTTACTTCTGGTGCGGCTAGTACCATCGATAAGATTTCTCTTTATTTCAAGAATAATGCTGGTTCTGGCGTGACTAACTACAAGGGACTGCTAGTTTTACAAAGCAACTTGAACATAGTCTTGAATGGGGTTGGTGCTGGGGTTGCATCAGAAACATATCCTACCGTTGCTTGGAAAGATAGCAGTTTTTCAACAGCACCGTCAGTCGCAGCTACTACAGACTATGTCCTGATGGGAGTATTCGATGACTTTTATTCCATCCAATATGATGCTGGAACAACTAATTACGATTATCGAGATACTAGCAACTCATATGCAACACCAACAAACCCGACAGATGCTTCTACTATAGGTAACGAAAAGTTTTCCATCTATGCTACCTATACAGCAGATGCAACCACCTCTACATCTTCAACTTCTACCTCCACTTCATCAACTAGTTCATCTACATCTTCTACCTCATCATCTACATCTTCAACTTCTTCATCAACTAGCACCTCGTCAACTAGTTCTTCAACTAGTACTAGCAGTACGTCTAGCAGTACTTCAACTTCTAGCACATCTTCTAGTTCTAGTACGAGCACTAGCTCAACAAGTAGTAGTACATCCACTTCTTCTACAAGTAGCTCAACCTCAACCAGTAGCACATCTTCTTCTACTTCCACTTCAAGTACATCATCTTCTACTAGTTCATCAACTTCTACTTCATCTACAAGCTCTTCTACTTCTACAAGTTCAACTAGCTCATCTACAAGTACTTCTTCCTCAACCAGCTCAACTTCCTCATCAACTAGCACCTCTAGTACTTCTAGCTCTACTTCTACCTCAACTAGTACATCTACCAGTTCAACCTCTTCATCTACTAGTACCTCTAGCACTTCTAGTTCAACTAGTACAAGTACGTCCACAAGTACAAGTTCAACTTCATCATCTACAAGTTCGTCTACTTCAACTACTTCTTCTTCCTCTAGTACCTCCACAACAACCAGCACATCTACCAGTACAAGTAGTACCTCAAGTAGTACCTCAACATCTACTAGCACCTCAAGTTCTACTTCTACTACCTCGACTTCAACAATATATGGGGGAGTATTACCAAAGGTATCTGGCAGAATTACAGGTGGGATTGGTGAAGCAAGAATATCAATAGAAAAAGATAATAATGTTAGAGTGGATATAACCGATGTCTAAACCAAAAGTAACAATCAGTAAGATAACAACCATAACTCAAGATGCTATTGAGCCTAGGTGGGATGATGGTAGGAAATGGGATGATGGTAGTAAGTGGGATTTATGGGAATCAACAGGTTCAACAGTTCAATTAAATGATAAACCAGAAGGTCAAATAACAAATAAGAAAGTAAGAAATGGTTAGAACAATAACAAATCCAGTCACAGACTCATCTTTAGCTTCTCCAGCAATTAGAAATGAATTGCAAGAGCTAGAAAATGAAATAGCCCATTTAACTAATGGTCATACTCATAATGGTACTGATTCAATGCAGTTAGATTGGGATGATTGTTGGGCAGATGCAGTACATACTCATGCAGATGCTGATGAAGGCGGTCAGATAGTAGCAGCAGGACTAGCATCAGATGCAGTAATAACTGCTAAGATTTTAGATGATAATGTTACTACTGCCAAGATATTAGATGCTAATGTAACTTCAGCTAAGATAGCAGCAACTGGTTGGGGTACTTCTGATAAAGTAATGTTAAATTATGTTCCAGTTGACCCAAAAAGTACTTGGGATTTAGACGCAGATGGTACAGAAGTTGATTGGACAGATTGGGATTTAACTGCCCTAACCAGTGCGACAGCGGTAAGAGTTAAGTTATTGATTCAACTAAAAGATGATACAGAAAAATC